CCTGATGGCCAAAAACTCGATCCGCGATTACGACGCAACGTCCGGCAACAACACCGACGTGCAGTCGGTTGACATATCCGAAGGCTGCGCCGCGAGCGGGATCAATAACGCGCTGCGGGAAATCATGACCGACCTGAAGAACGTCAGCACCGGCGCGGTCAATCTTGAGACGCCGGGCGCGGATCAGCTTAACGTCGACAACCTACGCCTCGACGGCAACACCATCAGCAGCACAGATACGAATGGCGACATCACGCTCGACCCGAATGGAACGGGCGACACGATTATTGCGTCGGGCAACGTGGGCATCGGCATTGCCAGCCCATCACACTTGCTTGACGCCACCGTATCATCTGGCGGTGCGTCTGCACGTTTCGGAACAACGCACAACAGCGGCGACAACGATGGCACAGTCATCATCAGCAATGGCGGCTCTGGCGATGCAATGCTGCGGTTTGACTATGAAGGGTCAAACACCGACAGGGCAAGGCTTGGGACTACGTCATCAGGGCAAGAATTAAAGTTTTTCACTGCTGGCAATAACGAACGTATGCGTATCGACAGCAGCGGCAACGTGGGCATCGGTACTAGCAGTCCATCAAACACCCTGCAAGTAAATGGCAACGGCGCAAGAATTGTAAATTCCGCTGCTACAGACGCTCTGCACTTGTTTGAGTTTAACGGCCTCAATCACGCTTCATATTCTGCTTACACAGCCAGCGGCAACAACAACGTCAAAATCAGCACAAGCGAAACAAACTTCATCACGCAAAAAATGACAATAGGTGCCACTACGACAGATGGTTATTTGCAAGTAAAAGGAAACAACAATGCTGATGTTCTTCTCACGCTTTTTGATACTGAAGGCACGGGTGGAACAGCAGTAAGATTTAAAGTGAGCGGTTCTACTGTCGGTTCAATTAGTAACAATAGTAGCAGCACCGCTTTCAACACATCCTCCGACTATCGGCTCAAAGAAAACGTAGCCGACATGACTGGGGCCATTGACCGTGTCAAAGCACTGGCACCCAAGCGGTTCAATTTTATTGTAGACCCAGACAGAACGGTTGATGGTTTCCTTGCTCATGAAGCACAGGCTGTCGTGCCAGAAGCAATTACCGGCACTAAAGACGAAGTGGACGACGACGGCAACGCAGTCATGCAGGGCATCGACCAGAGCAAGCTGGTGCCGCTTCTGACCGGCGCATTGCAGGAAGCCATTGCCAAGATTGAGACGCTTGAGACGCAACGCGCAGACCTTGAGGCGCGCTTAACCGCACTGGAGAACGCATAATGTCGAAAGATAAAATCGCCGACTACGACGGCACCACCGCCGGGAACAACACCGACATCGGCGGCATCTCCATTGCGGAGGGCATGCTTCCCAGCGCCGTCAATAACTCAATGCGAGAATTGACCAAGCAGCTTGGCGCTTTCGCGAATGGAACGGATGCGATTGATGCGCTGGACGTAACTGGCGCGGCGACGGTCGGCGGCGCGTTTACATCTCCGGGCATAGATGACAATGCCAATGCCACAGCCATCACGATTGATAGTTCTGAAAATGTGGGTATCGGCGTTACGAGCATGTCGGCCAAAACAGTCATTAATCAACCGTCGTCTAGTGATGCCTTGATTATACAAAGGGCTGCTGGTGTTTCTGGAAATACTACTTTTAGTTTTCCCAGTGCAAATTCACAAATTGCAGGCACGAACCATATCATTTTGTCGGCAGGTGGCTCAGAACGGTTACGCATCCGTGACAGCGGTGGCATCACCTTCAACGGCGACACGGCGGCGGCAAATGCGCTGGATGATTATGAGACTGGAACGTGGACGCCTACAATCGGAGCCACAGACGAGACAAGTAGCGGCGGCGAGTATGTCAAAGTCGGCGACTTGGTGTTTATTCGTGGGCAGATGATTGTTGGAACTCTTGGTTCTGGTGACGATGATGAAATTAGCGGCCTACCCTTTACGCCATACACATCTAATATGGGCCTCACTGTGGCTTACTATAATGGCATAGCAAGCAATACATACGAATTGCGTGGCAACGTAAGGAGCAACAGCAAGATTAGGATGGAAGGCAAGACTTCTTTTGGAACAGGCCAATCATCTGGCATTACAACATTCAAGAATGGCGCATCAGTCTACTTTTCAGGCTGTTATCGGGCATCATAACCCCACCAGCCGGTGAGGGTCGGACAGGTCGCACAGCGACGGTAAAAAGAAGGAAAGACAATGGCACTGACAAAAGAATACGAATACGATTGCGAAGTTCGTGGGCCGTACAAAGCCGTACAGGTTCGTGTGGCAACCATCGTCAAGGATGATGGCGACGAGATTAGCCGCACCTATCACCGGCACGTTCTGCAATGCCGCACCAAAACAGGCGACACTTGGGGCGACACCGACATCTCTGGCGAGGATGCCAGCGTACAGGCAGTGTGCAACGCCGTGTGGTCCGACGCTGTGAAGACTGCATACCAGACTGCGATGGATGCACAGGAAACACCGTAGTGCCAGAAGAGCAGAAAATCTTTGTTGATGTTGCGGCGGGTACAGGCACTGCCGCTGCGATGATGGATATGGCCCCGAACGCCGTGGCTCTGATCACTGGCGTCTGGGTCCTAATCCGCATCTGGGAAACTGAGACGGTGAAGCGACTGACGGGGCGCGACTGATGTGGAGATTGTCCACGCCTTTGTCCTGACGGTATGGATCGGCCTCAATGACGACAAGAGGAAGGTCAGCGACGATATGTTTTTCGAGAGCGTGGACCGATGCGTCTACTTCGCAAAGCGGCTCCACGCACAAGGCCAAGACGTGACAGCGGTGTGCCTGCCAGTTAAGGTGGGTCCAGAGCAGGAGATTTACAAGTGATACAAGTGCCGATGATCGATCTGATACAGACCACGCTGATAGTCGTCGCAATCGTGATGTTGGCGAGGCGGTAATGATCGACCCGATCTCAGCTTTCAGTATGATTAGCAGCGCCGCTGGGGCCATCAGTGGCTCCATCAAGGCGGGCAAGGACCTGTCGTCACTTTCGGGTCCGATCTCGCGCTATGCTAAGGCTGAGGCGGAACTGAACTTCGGTGCGGCGCGGAAGAAGAAAAGCATCTTCAGCAAGATGAGCGGCGCAGAGCAATCAGGCATCGATGAGTTTTTCCGCAAAGAGGAACTTGATAATCTGCGTAAAGAGATGCGGTCGATCTTCCAACTGTATGGCAAGCCCGGCGCGTGGGAGCGCCTGCAAGCTGAGATCGCCCGGCAGCGTCAGATGCAGAAAGACGAACTGGAGCGCCGCGCCAAAGTGCGAGACGCCATCATCCTTTGGACCGTGCTGCCAGCGATCTTGATTGCCGGTGCTGGCGTTCTCTACTTTTTTGTGACGTTCCTCAAAAATCAGTAACGTGCCACCATCCGCCACAACGACGGGTCTGCAAGGCGAGTACATAGCGCTCGCCGCAATCCTTGATCTTGGGTGGAAGGCGGGGCATGCGCCGATGGACGGGATCGATGTGGTCGCGTGGCATGAAAACGACTTCATGCGGGTGCAAGTGAAAAGCGCCCGGCTGCGAAAGCAGCGTGATCGCGGCGCGCCGTCCTACCATCATCAGCTAGGATCGGGCCGCGATAAGAAGACCAGACCCGATCAGCGTGTGTATGACATCCTCGCCCGCGTCGCCATTGATCAGCGGCGCGTGTTTTTTTCTGCGGCGTGTGGCATAAATAAGTTATCGGAACGGCGCAGCCCGGAGTTTTACGCCCGGCCTGACCTCGAAGAGGACAGTTGGCAGCGCGCCGTGGCAATCGTTATGGAGACGAGAAATGGATAAACTGATTGAGATGATCAAGCACCACGAGGGTGTGCGTCACAAGCCGTACTACGACACGGCCACACCGCCGAAGCTAACCATTGGCGTGGGGCGCAACCTAGACGACAATGGCCTGAGCGATGACGAGATCGACTATCTGCTGGCGAACGATCTCAAGCGCTGTCAGGCGGAGGCAGAGACGTACCCGTGGTTTGATGGCCTCTCAGAGCCGCGCAAGGCCGTTGTCGTGTCGATGCTGTTCAATCTAGGCAAGCCACGCTGGGACGGCTTCAAGAAGGCTCAGGCGGCGATTGAGGCGGGTGATTACGGCGAAGCTGCGTCGCAGATGCTCGACAGCCGCTGGGCGGCGCAAGTCGGAAAGCGCGCCGATGATATGGCCGCGATGATGATCAGCGGGGAGTGGATGTGATCTTGTGGGATATGCACAACCGCACCACCGAAGAGCAGGCGAGGAAAAATCGCAATGAGTAAGACGCTGCTTGAGTACAAGATCATCCCGCGCTTTATGATGCTGGCGTTCACGCTGATGGCGTGGAATGTGTGCGACTGGTTTATGGGGCTGGGCGTTGAGGCGACGACGCAGCAGACCGCTTTCGTCTCAACCATCGTCGGCGCGGCCACTGGTGCGTTCGCTATCTGGATGGGGCACGAAAGCAAATGAAGTGGCTGCTGTTATTGTTGATTATGGAGGCGGACGGGCAGGTCACGTCGCACATCTTGTCAGTGCATGAGACGATGGCTGAGTGCCACGTCGCCGGGACATATATCCAATTCGAGGACAGATTGCCGGTCAACAAGGATATGTTATGCTTTGGCACCGATATTGATATGGAGGTTATGGAATAATGCTGGCAATACTTGGAAAGATACTAGGATCGGAAGCGGTCATCTCGAAAGGGATGGACCTGATCGATGATATGCACACCAGCGACGCAGAAGGGGTCGCAGCCAAGAGCAAGGCGAAGACTGACCTTCTCGCGGCTTACCAGCCCTTCAAGCTGGCGCAGCGCTACATTGCGTTGATGTTTACGGCGATGTTCCTGTTCATTATGGCGAACGGTGTGGTCGGCGCACTGTACGGCGTGATCGACATGAGCAACGTCCAAGCTGCAAAGGACTTTGCGTCGGAGATGTGGCTGGGCGAAATCATGCTTGGCATCGTCGGCTTTTACTTCGGCGGCGGTCTGGCCGAGAGCGTGAAGAAGAAATAAAAAAAAGACCCCGCCGAAGCGGGGCCAGTTCTCTAGGGAGGAATACTAAGGATCGTAACGCTCGGCGGTCTCCTCGTCAACATCACCTGAGCCGCCGCACAGTTCGCACTCCATCTCGCGGTCTTCGATCTCACCGCCGCGCCACGCCATTGGCGCCGCGACGCCGACCTCATACACGGCGACACCTCTGCCGCCGCACTCCGGGCAGGCGGTCATTGCCCGACCTCTACATAAGTCATCGGCTCCATCCGCTTCATCACATCGCCGATTGCTTGCAGCATTTTGTGGCTGCGTATCCGGCTGCCTGTGTCGGTGTACATTGCGACGACACGGTCTTCAGTCAGTGTCGCGAAGATGGGGCGAGACGCTGCGCCTTCAGCGCCTTGCACCAGAGTAAGCCGCGCTGACATTTCGGCGACCCGATTGTTGAGCTTGATGTTCATCGTCTGTCTCCCTTCGATGATGGTGAGGCCGAAGCCCCGCCGGTTGGTTAGCCTTCAAAACGATCGTGGATGGCGACCGGGCCAGCGCTGTCTGCGCCGGTAATTTCTTCGACGGCGCGGCGAAACCGGCTGTCGCTGGTGTAGGCGAAGTTGCCGCCGAACATCGGATGCGCGGTGCGGTGCCAGCGCGGGGTGGCTGGCACGATACGAGCCGAACCAAGCGGACCAACCTCAAGCGCGGCAGCCGGTGTGTCATCTGTCGGCTCAAACGGGCCATCAATGTTGATGATGCAAAGCTTGCTGACGCCAAATTTGTTGTTGGTCATGCCACCGTTGGTGCAATCGTGGCTGCCGGTATCGGTGCGATAAACTGAAACGATCATTCCCATTTCTCAATCTCCCTAGTCACTGTCTACGTTCTGTCTACATAAACAAGATAAGGCGGTATCAACGTAATATCAATACCGCCCGTGTCGTTTTTTTATTTTTTTTACAGCACTTCGATTGAGCGGGTCTCGCCCTTTCCGCGCCTCAGTCTGCCGCGACCCTCAAGCCGCTGCATCATTGTGTGCGCCGCACCGTGTGATGTGCCGGTGGCTGCCGCCACCTCCCGCACTGACGGCGCGTAGCCGTACCGGCGGATGTGCCGGTCAATCATCGTCAGCACCGTGTGCTGCTTCGGGGTCAGGGATTTCATCTATACCTCCTTGATGGTCAGGGTCTTGGCACGGATCGACCGGGCCGGTTTTGCTTCTGTCGTCTTGGCGGGCTGCGCCTTGTAGTTACGCATCGGCCACTTGACGTAGTAGGTTGAGCCGTCAGCCTCGACGCGCCCCTCCTCGTGGTTGCCCAGCATCTCCTTCAGCATCGTCTCCGCCTCGTCGATCTCAGCCTCCAGCGCACGCTTCTCGTCGCGCCGATCCAGCAGCACCTGCGTCCAGTGGTCCGCGTCCGGCGTGCCGTTCAGGTCCAGCGGCGGTGCGCCATCATCAACACGGTCCCACGCCACGTTGGCGTCGTCAGACGACGCGGGCGGATACCAGTCGATGTCACGCTTGCGCCGCTCGAAGTCATGCACCGCGTCCGCAATCTGCGACTGCATCTGCTCGTCGGCGCGGTACAGGAACAGGCGCAACTCAGAACCGCGATACAGGACGCACACAGCGCCCCACGCATAGCCAGTACACATCATCTGTGCCTGTAGCTGCCACGGGCCACGGTAGGGCGCTGGTGCGCTCTCTGGGGCCGATTGTGTGTTCTTCGCCTCCAGCACGCCGGGGCCGTGCGTGTCGACGACGCCGCCCTGCGGCACATAGATGCCGTGCGCCGGGTCGTGTTCCCAGACGATGTTGCCGTCGGCGCGCCCGTCGAGCGAGCAGGCCATAGGCAGGTCCGGGTGGAACACCGCCTCGGTGATGTTGGCGTTGGCGTGGTCAAGGTCGAGGCGATAGACCGCCTCAGCCAAGATCGTTGGCTCCAGCAGGTCGCCGAAGCGCATTGCCTCGTTCTGCTG